GCTCGGGCGGTGGCGGCGGCTCTGCGACCGGCGACAACGGATCGGTGGGAACGAGCGGGCAGGGTAACGCAGGCGGCACGCGAAACTCCGGGGGCCTCACATCTGGCGGCGGCGGCGGTGGTGCCGGGGCTGTCGGCCAAAACGCGCCCGGCTCCAACCTTGGCGGTAACGGCGGCGCCGGTACTTCGTCGTCCATAACAGGTTCCGCAGTCGGATACGCGGGCGGCGGTGGTGGCGGTACGGAAGGGGCTGGAACGGCTGGCACTGCATCCGACGGCGGCGGTGCAGGCTCTACGAGTGCCTCCGGTGACGCATCGAACGGCACGGCGAATAGCGGCGGCGGTGGTGGTGGAGACGGCGGCCTGTCGGGCAACGGCGGCAACGGCGGCTCCGGTTTCGTCTGCATCCGCTATCCGGACAGTTATCCCGCAGCGACGGCCACGACCGGAAGCCCGACCGTGACCGTCTCCGGCGGCTATCGCATTTACCAATGGACCGGATCGGGGAGCATCACGTTCTAGCCATGCCATATTTTGCCAGATTGAATTCCGAGAATGTCGTGACGTTCGTGGAGCGTGTCGTCGGCGTGGCAGATGGCGACGCGGAAGGAGAATCATTCCTGCGCGCGCTCTACGGAACGACGGATAGATTTCGGTTTTGCAAATACGACGGCACCATTCGCAAGCAGTATCCCGGTGTGGGATTCTCTTTCGATGAAGGCGCTGACGTATTTGTATCTCCGCGACCCTACCCGTCTTGGATGCTCGACGACAATTTTGATTGGCACGCCCCTGTTCCTTACCCGCAGGACGGTAAGAAATATATCTGGGACGAATCCACGCTGGGTTGGGTCGAATTTCAAGAGGGTGGGGCGGGGCCATGACAACCGAACGTGATCTTGGAATCTTGGAAGGTAAAATGGACGCGCTGGAAAAAAGCCACGACGACTTTCAGGAAAGCGTCGAGCGGCGGCTGACCGCGATCGAGGGTTACGTGCAAGAAATTCGCGATGCCGCCAATATGGGCAAGGGCATGTGGTGGATCACGCTCAAATTCGGCGCAATGGTCACGACTGTTGCCATGTCGCTGCTTTGGATTTGGAGCCAGATCAAAGCGTTCGTCACGATCAAGGTGGGGCCATGATTAACGCCGCCGGAATTGCGCTGCTCAAGGAATTCGAGCGCGGGCGCGACATAAAGACAGGCAAGCTGTTGCCGATCGGCAAACCAGCCACGGAGGCCTATGACGATGGCGGCGGCGTGTGGACAATCTCGTGGGGTTTAACCGGGCCGGATATCAAAAAGGGCACTGTCTGGACGCCGAAAAAGTGCGAGGCGGAATTTACCAAGCGCGTCGAAAAAATTGAAGCAGATGTGCGAAACTCCTGCGCGCGCGAACCGAACGAAAATCAATTGGCTGCGATGGTCTGCCTTGCGTTCAACATCGGTGTCTCGGCGTTCAAGGGGTCTACCGTTCTCCGGCTGCACAACGCAGGAAAATGGGCCGAGGCGGCCAATGCTTTTTCCATGTGGAAGAAAGACAACGGGAAGGTGCTTGCGGGCCTCGTGCAGCGTCGGTCCAAAGAAGCCGCGCTATACATCACGCCGAACGACGACGCCACGGAGCTTTCCGTCCGGACGGTGCCCCAGGCTGATGATCCGGCGTCGCACAAGATCAACCTGACGACTGTGGCTACGGGTGCCAGCGTTGCTGCTGGCGCGGCTCAACAGACGGTGGCAAATATTTCGTCGGTCTGGGACACGATCAATGCGTGGGGAATTGATCCGCGCATCGTCATGCTTGCCCTTGGCGCTGCCGGAGTTCTGGCATTCGGCTGGTTTGTGTGGGATTATTATCAGCGTCGGAAGGCAGGTGACAGATGAATTTCCTTGCTGGAATCGGCCTCAAGGTCTGGGGCTATGTTGCGGCAGCGATTGCGGCTGTGATGGCCATCCTGACGGTTCTTGGTAAGGCCAAGCAGGCGGGACGCGACGAAGTAACGGCCAAGGTCAATGCGAATGCGGGAGAGACGGCTGCGCGGATGGCGGAGGCCGCCGCGCAATCACCAAAGGTAAAGGATGATGTGGTTCAAGATCTTCGCCGCGGCAAGTTTTAGTGCGCTCGCGCTTGCTGGATGCACGCCGACTGTGGTGGTGCGCACGCAATGCGCGCCGTTGGTGGCGTATGACCAACCCTATATGGATAGGCTGGCGGACGAGGTGAAGACGCTTCCCGACAATAGCGCAGTCTTGCGCGCGATCGTCGACTACCGTCAATTGCGCGACATCATCCGCGCCTGCAAGGAGTGAGAGATGCCGTACTCCCTCACTTACACGTCGCTGGTAGACAGTCTGAAGGTTTATGCCGAGCGCACGGGCGACACGACGATGAATGCGTATATTCCGCAATTCATCTACATGGCGGAAATGCGCGTGGCTCAGGAAGTCAAAGTGCTTCCGGCCATCAATTTCGTGACGGCAAACTTTTCTTCCGGTACTGCCGTCTACGCGAAACCTGGGCGCCTGCGCGATTTCGAGTTTTTCAACTTTACCGCTGGTGCCGCTGGTTTTGAAAGCACGCCTCCGTTCACACGCAAGATCAACATTCTCAAGCGCACGTATGATTTCTGCGTGGATTTCTGGCCGGATCAGACGGTGACGGGAGTTCCGCAATTCTATTGCGATTACGGCATGGCCAATCTGTTGGTCGTTCCGACCCCGAATGCCGCCTATCCATTTGAAATTGGATATAACGAACTTGCGCAGCCACTTTCCGACAGCAACCAGACGAATTGGATGACGCAGTACGCGCCAAATATGCTGCTGTATGCGTCCCTTTGGGAAATGCAGAAGTTTCTCAAGAATTTCGACATGGCGGATCAATGGGAAAAGCAATACACGCGCGCGGCCCTTGCGCTGCGCAATGAGGATGTCTTGCAGACGACGGATGCGCAGTCCTCGTCCAGCGCGGAGGGTGGCTGATGGTCACGTACACTGAAGTTTTCGGCGGTGGCGTTGCCAGTCCGGCCGACGTCCAGTATCGGGCGATAACTCTTTCCGCGAGCGTGACGCTCCAGTGGCCCTCCTCCAACGAGGATCAGCCGGAAGTCGTTGCGCGCCAGATGGACGTCACGCCATCCGGTGCCGGATTCACGATCACGATGCCGGCAGCCAATCTGGCGGCGACTGGCGAGAATACGCTGATCCGAAATCTCGGATCTGATTCCTTTACCGTTTTGGATAACGATGGGGGAACGATATCTGTTCTGACGGCAGGCCAAGTCAAATATATCTACGTCACAAGCAATAGCACCACGGCCGGGACGTGGGGTGTTTTCACGTTTGGGACTGGAACATCTGGCGCCGATGCATCCGCACTTGCTGGCGCTGGTCTGGAGGCTTCGGCGTCGCTTCTGCGTCAGGCACTCAATGTCACGTTCATTGCCGCCGCATACACCGCTGGTGTTGGCGATCGTGCCACGGTGTTGGAGTACACTGGTGGGGTGGCCACTTTAAGCCTGGCGGCAGCGGCCACACTTGGCGACAACTGGTTTGTCTATGTGACAAATCAAGGAACCGGCACGCTGACAATCGATCCCAACAGCAGCGAAACGATCGACGGAGCTTCCACGGCAGCTATCCTGCAGGGGGAAAGCTGCATGGTGGTGTGCGATGGAACGAACTTCGTCACCATTGGACGTGGCCGCTCTGTCTCGCTGACGACGACGGCGGCCTCGATCAACATTGCCGGCAGTGGAACTATCTCGCTTTCGACAGCCCAGATTGCGGCACAGATCCAAAACCTGACTGGATTGCTGACTGGCAATCGGACGGTCTACTACGGCACGTCGGCGGGCTTCTGGTTTGTTACCAACAGCACGACGGGTTCTTACAGCGTCACGCTCAAAACAGACTCGTCGGATACCGGCGTTGTCATCGCATCCGGCACGAGCGGCATTTATACGTCCAACGGCGTGAACCTGACGTCCGCATTCTCGGCCGGCGTTGGTACCGTCACGAGCGTTGCGACGGGCACCGGGTTGACGGGCGGACCGATCACCACGACGGGTACGATATCGCTGGCCAATACGGCAGTCGCGGCCGGTTCCTATGCTATTCCGGCACTGACGGTCGATGCGCAAGGCCGAATTACGGCTGCATCGGAGTCCGTCGATGCGGTGCGGATCACCGGCTCGCAAAGTATCAGCGGCATCAAAACGTGGACCGTTGCCCAGCGCGGTATGCCATATGCCTATTCATATTCTGGCACCATCACGCTGGATATGAACCTTGGCAACAACTTTGCAATCGGTCCTATTGGCGGCAATTTTGCGCTGCGCAATCCGACCAACATGGTAGCTGGCCAGTCCGGCATGATCGATATTACCGTCAGCGGAACGGCTGCTTATGCGATTAGCTATAGTGGCGCGTGGGTCGGTTTCAATGGGTCACGTCCGGCACTGAACAGCACGAGCGGTGGTCGCACGGCGCTTTCCTATTACGCGCTAGATGCGAGCACTGTTCTCGTTAACGGCGGCGGAGTTAGTTAGTGTCGGACGGCAATCCTATTCTGCTGTTGAGCGGCAAGCCCGGCGTCAAGAAAGACGGCACGCGGGTCGAGGCGGAGTATTATACCGAAAGCGTTTGGTGCCGTTTCAACCGGCTTGGGCGCCCGCGCAAAATCAACGGCTATAGCAAAATCAGCCAGCTTGCGGCTGGTCCCGTCTATGGGTTTGAGGTCATTCCAAACGGCGGATATGCGTACATCTTCTCCGGCTCCGACATGGGCGTGGAGATGCAGACGATCAC